TGTAGCCCACTCTAAGAGGGCCTTAACTAAGGCCACTAACCATTGCATCAGCTATCCTTCTTGGCTAAACCTCTAGACACCGTATATCCAACTGCTCCAAGGGCTGCAACCACAAAACCAAAAACTTTGTTAGCTGTACCAGTAGAATCTGGGTCTACAACATCAGCGCCCCAAAGCAGAGATGCCAAAACCGTAAGAGTTGTAAGCCAAAATTCCGTAGTTTTCCAACCCGGTTTAATTTCTTTATTATTTTTAACTGCCATAATAATTCTCCTATATTTGTATTATAAGTTATATCCTATTAAATGTCAAATATTTAATCTAAATCTCCCAGTTTTCTTAGTTCTTTTAATTTTTCTTCTGGTTTTCCTAATCCGCCAATAACTGTATAGACGGTAAGACTGTCTTGATCTCCACTATAAATTCCTCTATGAACAGTACTTCCTCTCCCCAAGATTCTAGAAAATTGCTCAAAAGCTAAATCTATATTTTCTTGTGGAGCATTTTCTAAAACATTGTGACCTCCAATCATAACTACTCCAGCCATATTTCCCGTTTTAAGATCTACGCCTCCAGAAAGAACATTTCCGGCAACATTATCTCTAACAGCCTTAGTTATATTCATTGGATTTTTCCAATCTGTTATCGGAGCGGCTCCAAAAACTATTAGCCCTGAATCTAAGATTGTTTTATAATCATTCGGATCAAAAGAAGAATAAGAACTATCTTTTGCAGAAACTAAATTAAATAAATGAAATAAACCAGCTATATTGCTATTAGCTGTTTCCCAGAAAGGGGCCACGGCTAAATTTGGATATAGTTTATTTATTTTTTCGTTGTCTAAAATAATTAATGGAGATATCAATCCCTCTTCGGCTAATTTATAAGCTTCTTTTAATGTGTTATGTGCATTAGCATTTACCTTTTTGCCTTCTGAAACTTTTGGTAAAGCAAGTATAACTCCAACTTTTTGTGTTGGAGCATTGACTATTCCATTTAATTCTTTTACCGTATGAACCAAGGGTACAACAGAACCTGCTCCTGTTCCTCCTCCTGCACCAGCACAAACAAAAATTCTATCGTAATCTTCTCCAAAAGAAAAGCGCAAAAAATCTAATACGTCTTCTTTGTTTTTTGCATAAGATTGAGCGGCAACTTCTGGATTTTTCCCAGCACCACCTTCTCCTATACAAAGTTTATTATCAATAAGTTTAATTGTGTTTAAGTCTTGTTGTGCCGTGTTAATTGCGGATAATTTTCTGTATCCTAATTTGTAAAATGATTCTGCAATTCTAGAACCTCCTTGCCCAGCGCCAACAAAAGCAAATTTAAAAGATACATCGCACTCATCTTTATTTTTTTCTTCTTTTGGTTCTGGGGGTACGGGGATCGGTATGTTTGGCATACTTACGTCAACTGGATCTCCATAAAAACCCTTTACTACTTCGTTTGAATTATCTTGTTCTTCTTCCATGATTAATTTTCCTTTTTGCTTGCAAATAATATTGTTGCTACATAATTATCTACTTGATGATCGTATGCAAGTTTTTGAATTTGATTTACTCTGTCTGAATTTTTATCTTTTGGTTCTTCGCAGTATTCTTTAGCTACTGAAATCCAATTTTGCGGCAATTCATTAGCCATAATAATTTCACAAATATCTGATGCAACAGCTTTTTGTTTTTTGCTCATTCTTTTAACTGCGTGAAGTTTTCTTAAATTTGCACAAACTTCTGACTCTAATTTTTGAGCAAGAACCATGTTCTTCTTAATAGCTTCTAAAACAAAAGCATAACCCTGTCCTGTACCCACGGGTTTTACATTTTTAGTTGTTTGTGGCGTTCCAGATCCAGCCGGTCTTCCATTTTCTTTAGGCGTATCCTCTTTCCCTGCTCCACCTCCAATTAAAGGTTCGTATAAGCCCTGATCTCTATATTGTTTGAATTTTTCTTGAGATTCAACAGATTCGGGAGCCTCCGGCAGTTTTCCGGTTTCTATAGCTTTTAGAGCTTCTTCTGGAGTTAAAATGCCCAGTTCAACCATTCGGGTATATACCTTTGTATAAGTGTCTGCATCTTTAATATCTATGTCTTCAAAGACGGGGGTGGGATAATTTTTAAATCCTAAATCTTTACAAATTCTTTTTACTTCATGCATTAAGAACTCGTTTATAAATGCTTCTCTAGCCTGTCTTAATCTTTCAATGAAGACTTTAACTTTAATGTTTGAATTGGCAAATTTCTCATCACCAACAAGTATATGATTTAATCCTTGTTTTATATCCTCATTAACAACTGCATATTTTTTAGGATCAAGAAGATTAGCAATATCGGGAATAACAAATTGAGCTTTTGTTGTATAGTCGGCAATAAGAACTCTTCCAACTGATTCGTTATCGAAAATCTTTTGCATGGCGGTCAGATTTTTTTGATTGATTCCACCCTTATCTGGCTCTGCTCCCATTGTGACAAGAAGTATTGCTTGTTGCATTGTTCTTGTGATTGCCATATCCATTTTTTTCATTTCTGCTTTCCAGTTAATGTCTTCTAGTACTGGATATCCCATGGGTATAGCAAAAGGTTCATAATCTTGTTTTTTATAAAAAACCGCGGATACCTTATCTGGTGATAAGGGCAAGCTTAAACTATTTACTTGATTATTTTTTAGTTTATCTTTTGTTTCTTGTGGTAAATTCTCATAAACCTGCTCGTCCTCTTCTGTTTGTGGATCTTTAAGTCTTTGTAATTCGTAATCTGTGACAACTTTAAAATAAGTTCCGTTACTAAAAGAAATGTTTCCGTGCATTGTAATATCTGCAGGATTTAATATCATATACCTAATTGGTATATTTGAATTATCTGATAATGAAGCTAAAGAACCAAAAGTCTTTGTTATTTTTTGCAAATCTTTATTTTGTAATTTTGCATCAAATCTGTAAACAAAAACATTGCCAGATCTATAATACTCTCTGAAAAATTTTTCTTGAAAACCCCAAAGATTTATTTTCTTAAAATAAGCTTCTAAAAATTGTCTAGATTTTTTACTTCCGCCTTTGAAATAGATATTGCTTGAAGAAAATTCCGTCATTAAATCAATGACATTTCTAAACATCGCATAATTATAATATGCTTTTTGACAAAGAACTACGGCGTCCTTTATTTGTATGTTTGTTTGTTTTTGATAAGTTCCACTATGCTTGAATGGAATTAATCCATCATCAATATTAGCAAATCTGTTTGTTCTTTCTATGGAACCAGCCTTGTTTCTTCGTGACATGTCAGCACCAAAAGACTCGTTTAAAGAGGCAGATATTGGCGTAATGTCATCTAAGGCGTTTACCTTTTTTCTACGGGTTGTAGTTTTTGCTGGTTTTTGCTCCTCGCTTGCCGCAGATTCTTTCTTAGGTTTTAAATTTTTAGCCTGTTTAGCCGGTTTTGTAAATTGTTTCTTCATTTTATGATCTATATTACACCTTATCTAAAGATTTTAGGCTCAAATGTCGCATTTATATTTTCAACTTGCACATTTTGCATATCATAATATACCTTAGTTGCCCAGTTTGCCAACATTAAAGTTGTATAATTATCTTTTCTGGCCTTATTTGCGCTTGTGGAGCGTTTTAAATGCTGTGGAAGGTCAAATGTCTGGGTTCCTTTTGCGGTACTCTTAACCTCAACTAGAGTGCATTGTTTCTTGGTTTGGTATATCATTTCATCTTGGTGTTCAATCAAGTCTAATATTGAATTCTCTCCAACTTGTTTTAGATTTACATGAGTATTTGAAGCTTTATCAAATTCTGCCCCATTAGCAGTTATTCTAGAACCAAACCATATTTTTTTATGATCTATACAACTTTGTAGATGTTCATTAGCTCTACGAATGAAATCGCTAGTAAAGTTTTGTTTAAATACAATTTTTCCAGATTCTTTATTTAAAGAATTTTTTAATATTTTTAATTGTTTATTATAATCCTCTCCTTCTTTATTACTGTCAAAATCTAGAAACTCCAGCTTAGTGCTTGTTTGTTTGAAGTCTTTTGATTCTACTGCTCCGTCAATAAATTGTTA